AACGACTCCTTCTCGTCCTGCATGAGCGCCTTGAACTGGTCGGCCAGCAGTTGAGCAGCCGTGCGTTTGGCCTTGCGTTCGGGATGCGTGTTCTTGGTTCCAACGTCAGGCACGGTGGCGCCTGCACCGATACCATCGGTTTCACCAAGGATGTCGTCCACGTCTTCTGCTGGCTTGTTGCGTGGATTAAACACGTTGACCAGGTCATTGGCCGCGCCTGCTGGTACGTCTACCTTGTCAGCGTTCTTGCGCAGCAGGCCAGCGTCTTCCAGTTCTTCCTTGAGCGCGCCGCGTGTGAAGTCAGACGACGACTCGATGCGCTTGATGAGCATGGCGTTCTTGCTATCCATGGCCTTGAGGACGAGCGTCACCACTTCGTTGCTGATGCCCAGTTTCTTGCAGACGTCACGCTGAGTCAGTCCGTGGTCGCGGTGCAGACGTGCGCCTACCAGTGCGCGTTGCAGGCTGCTCAGCTTGCGCCGCAGTACGTTCACAGCTGCGATGTAGCCAGCCGGGTCCTTGCCCGCGTAGACGAGCTCCTTGACAGGCGAGCCGGTGCGCTTGGCAGCACGGTAACGGTGCCAGCCGTCCAGGACTTGGCCTTCGAACAGCGTGATAGGGAAGAGGATGCCCCGCTGCTCTACATCTTCGCAGAAGGCGTCGAACTCAGGTTCGTCCATTCCTCCAGGCATCAAGGATATCGCGAGTGGGTGTTGGGTGTACTCAGGGAGTTTGTAAAGTCCAGGGGACTGCTTTGACGTGCTCATAGGGTGGCTCCTTTCATGGGCTCTATGATGTTACGGGAAGGGCGGTAATTGTGCCATTCGCATCCATGGGGCTGCTGGGATGCATCTAGTAACAAATTTACCGCTGGCATTCAGTATCGTTGGTTTGTTTGCGAAACCGCAAGACTTTTCAGGATTTATTCATGAATAAGTGTGCGTTAACGTCTTGTGAATACCTGGGAACTGTGGAAGGAAAGATTGAATAGGATGCGCTTGGAACAAGCAAAAGAAAACCCGCCGGAGCGGGTCTGAGCGGAGCAGGTCGGGATCAGATGCGACCCATCTTCCACTCGCCGTTGACCTTCGCGAACGTGGTGCCATTGCTGTACACTTCACGGTCTTCAGTGCGCGACACGAGGATCGGGAACACGATCACGTCCTTACCGTAGGTCTCCTCGAACTTGGTGACTGCGTTGCCGGTTGCGCACATCTCAGCGAACAGCTTCGGGTCGTCGTTGCCTGACATGAACTTGTCCAGATATACCTTGGAAGCTTTGTCTGCTGCGGACTTCAGGCTGGTAAGTACTGCGCTCTGTTCGGTGGTAAGCATGTTGTTCTCCGGTTGATGTTGTACTACTGAGCCTTCAGTTTCAAGACTTATTCAGAAGAAGGCAAGACCTTTCCGGACGAATAGGCAAAAAGAAGCCCCGCTAACTCGGGAAGAGGTGCGGGGCCAAACCAACTGAGGAGACTAGGTGTGCTGCTACGCCTCGGACCAGTAGGACTCTCCACAGGATTGAAAGGAGCCGTATCGGAGACCCATCGACGCCCCGAACACGCAGCAGCACGGGACTCAGTTTGCACTACTCCGGCCGGACCCATGGATACCGTCGGTAGCAACATCAAGACCCATCCTTTAAGTCTGGCCGTACCATAATTGCCTCCCGGATACCAACCCCAAGCAGGAGCGCATGAATGACCGCTAACCCCTACAGCTTCGTCACGAATGGCGGTGTTTCTAACACGAGAGTGCGAGTCACTGATGACGATGCTTCCTTAGCACAGTTAGTAGAAGGCTTCGCCAAGCCGCTACAACTAGACGTGGCCTCAGTCACGTACCACAACGCCACCAAGAAAGAGAAGGGCGCATACAAGAAGGTGCTGCCGTACTTCGTGGGTGGAACCATGGATGGCAGGCGTGACGACAAGAACGTCCTGGCCCGAACCATGATCACGCTGGACATAGAGCAGGCTGACGAGTCCGGCGAGCAACCCCCGCCGCCAGTGGACGTGGCCAAGAAGCTCAAGCATCTGAAAGGCGAAGGCTGGATCTACACTTCCATTGGCCACACACCAGCACGGCCACGCTACCGCGTTGTGCTGCCTCTGGGACGCCCCATTGAAGACGGTAGTACCGAAGACAAGCAGGGCGCACTCCACGCATCCACGATCAAGGTTGCCAAGCTGCTCGACCTGGAAGCCTGGACCACTCCGGAGTCCTGGGTCCTTAGCCAGCCTATGTACCTTCCTGCGAAGCTCAAAGGAGGTGTGTTCTATAGTGAATACGTGGAAGGCAAGTCCTGGGCTCCTGTGTTCGGTAAGGCCGAGAAGCAGCGCAAAGCCGGCGAGCCAGCGGACATACCAGACGAGCGCCCGGACCCTGTGCTGGCCGCACTCAAGGCCGCGAACCTGTACCTGAACGAAGACCAGAAGCACAAGGGCAAGCACTACATCACGTGTCCGTTCGTCGACCAGCATGAGGCAGAGAACGACACGCAGACTGTCTACTACGAACCGCACTATGATGGCAACCCGCGTGCTGCTGTTAAGTGCTTCGACACGGCGCCTGACACAGACGGCCATCCACATCTCACGTTCGGCACGCTGGTACGCTGGCTCAAGCAGCACGGCCACATGACAGAGCAGGAGCAGCTGGAAGCCGGTGTCTTAGAAGAGACTGAGGACTTCTACGATCAGGCCAGCGTAGGCCGCATGCTGGACACGGAACCAACTCCCAGGGAATGGGCCATCCCCTGCTTTGCGCCACAAGGCAAGGTCACTGTGGTCGCTGGCCCCGGTGGTCAAGGCAAGTCCCTACTCATGCTACATATGCTGGCGCACGCGTCCATGGGCATCGACTGGGCCTGCTTCAAGCCAGACACGGAGCTCAAGTCAGTCTACGTCAGCTACGAAGATGACTTCCAGGAGTTACACGGGCGTGTCCACCGGCTCACAGTAGACATGCGCACATACGACGATGGTGTTCTCGACTTACTCAATGACGTGCAAGGCAGCATCCGCAAGAACATGTACGTGTACGCAGCCGAGGATCACGCGCAGTCCTGGCTGCTCTTAGTCAAGCCAGACCGCTTCGCTTCTCCCGAACGCACAGCACGCGTGGAGTGGCTCATCAACACGCTCAAGTCCAGGCACATCAAGATGCTCGTCCTTGACCCTGCCGTGTACACGCACCAACTGGAAGAGAACAACATCGCTGACATGGCGTCTTACATGCAGACGCTGTCCTACATTGGCAAGCAAGCAGCCTGCGCCGTGGTGGTCCTGCACCACATGAACAAGAGCAGTTCCTGGGCTTCCATCGACGACATCAATCAGGGCGGGCTACGCGGCGCATCATCTTTCGCTGACAACGCCCGTTCCGTTGCTATCTGTGTCAGCATGAGCATCAAGGACGCTGCGCTCTTCGGCCTGCCGGAGGACAGTGACATCGCCTCCAAGTACCTGATCTTCAAGCACGTCAAGCACAACTACAGCCAGTCTCTAGGCACACAGGTCTTCGAGCGCCAAGGTCCACGCCTTATCCCACGCCCAGACATCAGCAGGTTAAACAGCACGCAGGTCGCTGAGGCCAAGGACAACCACAAACAGCAAGAGCTCACGCGCCGCATATCCAGCTACGTGCCGCGCACGCTGCAGACCCTGCTAGACCACGACGGACCAGTCAGCCAGAACCAAGTAGCCGTTGCCATGAACGCCAAACCAGCAACAATCAAGGCCGTACTGGAGTACTGCGAGCAGCAGGACTACCTGGAAATCACCGACGGACCAAACCGCAGTCGTCTGCATGAGCTGACCGCCGAAGGCAAATCCTATCTTAAGCTGCTGAAGAAAGAGAGCAAGAAATGACCGACCAAGAGACCCTCGTCAGTAAGTACTCCGTTCACCAAGACCAGTGTCGTGTGGTGCTCCAGGTACTCCAAAACCATAGGGAGTACTCACTAAACACTTCGCAGCTGTCTTCATTGACGGGAGTACCGCTTTATGACCTCGCGGCTGTCCGTTCCTTGCTGTGCTTGCTGGAACTGGTCGTGTTGAAGCCTGGACCGCGCAACTCCAGGCTCTGGGCTATTACCGCTAAGGGAAACGCCCGTTTGCCTCCGTTGCCAGGAACGCTGGACCACGCAATTTGGAGTACAGTTATCACTGAGCCCAGCATCTGAAAACAGGGAGTACACGGGAGTACTCACGGCTGTACTCTCAAGTGGTGGTGCTCCCCTGTTATTTTAAAACAGGGAGTACCACTACCTTACTCAAGGAGCACCACTCGTTTGGGGAGTACCCAAACTCATAGAACGTTTTGTACCAGTCGTCGTGTCTTAGTGTTCTAGCTGGATGGTCGGATATACGGGTCTCTGCGCAACGGCGCGGCGCGGTCGATACTGTGGGCCTTGATCCTCTCTCACTCTTGAACATACCATGCCTCGGAACCCAGACCCACTCAAGTTGAAGAAGCCAGCGCGCCCCGGACACGGTGGTTCGCGACCAGGAGCAGGAGCGAAGCCTGGATCGGTGACTCAACCAGCAACGAAGCGCTCCAAGAAAGTGGCGAACGAAATCGCTGAAGGGACGCGCGACCTGACAGAACCGGAAGGCGACTTGCCTCCAGGCGCGACGCCACTGGACGTCATGATGATGGCAATGCGTAAGGCGTTCAAAGAGGGCGGTTCGCTCGCAGCTGCGCCATACGCCGAGAAGTGCGCTCCGTACATCCACGCGCGACTGGCCAACATTCAGCAGACCGGCAAAGGCTTCGGTCCGATCCAGGTCACGTTCAGCTGGGCCAGCGAACACGAAGAAGACTAGATACCATCGGTATCCATTCAGCCTTCCAAGGGGCGTCGCAGGACGCTTCCCCTTCCAACCCATAGGCGTATCTGCGTTAGACGCGCCTGGAGCCGCAAATGACCACAACGAAGCAGGTGATTATCCCTTACCGGCCACGCAAGATCTTTCTTCCGTACCACCAGAACGACAGTCGCTTCGTGCTGACCGTGGCGCACAGGCGTGCTGGCAAGACGGTAGCGCGCATCAACAAGCTGATACGGAAGGCAGCGGAGTGTACGAAGCCTAGTCCACGCTTCGGCTATCTAGCGCCGTACTACGTCCAAGCCAAGGACATCGCGTGGGCGTACCTGAAGCACTACGCTAGCCCCATCCTCCAGGTGGACGTGGGCAACACCGGCAAGAACAGCAACGAGTCCGAGCTCTCTATCACGATGCCCCACAACGGCGCCATCATTCGCCTGTACGGCGCTGAGAACATCGAGCGTCTGCGTGGTCTGTACTTCGACGGCATTGCAGCTGACGAGGCACAGGACATCGTGCCTAGCGCACTCACGAGCGTCATCCTCCCTGCTCTGGCCGACCGTGAAGGCTGGCTCGACCTGTCTGGTACGCCGAAGGGATGGGGCAACCTGCTGGGCCAGACGTACAAGCGCGCCATGGAAGACCCTGAGTGGTTCGTGCAGGTGCTGAAGGCCAGCCAGACAGGCCTCATCCCCGAAGCTGAACTGGCACGTCTGAAGAAGAACATGCCGGACAACGAGTACCTCCAGGAGTTCGAGTGCAGCTTCGACGCCGCCATCACGGGAGCCTACTACGCTCCAGGTCTCAACGACGCAGAGTTCGACGGTCGCATCACCAGCGTGCCGTACGACAAGGGCGCGAAGGTACACACGTGGTGGGACCTCGGTATCAGCGACAGCATGACCATCTGGTTCGTGCAGCTGGTGGGTCGCGAGATCAGGGTCATCGACTACTACGAGGCGTCAGGCTACGGCCTGGACCACTACGCCGCAGTGCTGCAAGGCCAGAAGGGTGAGGAAGAGCAGCCCGAACGCTGGCGCGCTCGCGCTCAGTACGTGTACGGCAAGCACATCGCTCCTCACGACATCATGGTTCGCGAGCTGGGCACTGGCCGCAGCCGCATCGAGGTGGCCGGTGAGCTGGGCATTGCCTTCGACATCGCCCCGAACATCCCTGTCAAGGACGGCGTGGACGCAGTGCGCATGGTGCTCAACCGCTGCTGGTTCGACAAGCGGAAGACGGAGCTCGGGCGTGACGCGCTCAAGCAGTACCAGGAGAAGGTAGATGAGAAGCGTGGTATCAGCATGGGGCCTCTCCATAATTGGGCCTCCCACGCAGCGGACAGCTTCCGGATGGGTGTGGTACACCTGGAAGAACCGGCAATCCGCAAGCGCCAAGAAGACAACGAACAGGACTACAACGATGGAGACGGCTCATGGATGACGTAACGATCAACCCAATGGCAACAGGGGAACGCAGTGTAGGACCGGCCACGCTGCGCATCAGGCAGTCAACCGCGCTGCCGCTGCACATGCGCGCTGGCTCACGTGAGCTAGTCAACTTCGAAGTGCCTAAGACCGAGCAGAACAAAGGCTATGGCGCGCGCCTGCTTCGCAAGACCTGCAAGGAAGCTGACGAGGCAGGCATGGTCCTGGTGCTCTGGGCCAAGCCATACGGTGAAGACGCCTCGCTTGACCTGCCCAAGCTCGTCGAGTGGTACAACCGCTTCGGCTTCGCTGTGCTCCAGACTACCGAGACAGCTGGCGTGATGATGGCTCGTGTGGTCGGTGCTACCGAGCGCGGCGCACGCCTGTCCCCAATCGCAGCATCACTCATCAAGGAGTACGCATGAACCGCATCAACCCAGATAACGCCGACAACGTCGATAATGACAAGCTGGCGAAGGCCAAGGACGACACAGCCGTCATCGCTGAGTGCATGGACCGCATGCAGATCAGCCTCGCCGCCGACAACGGCAACCGGAAGGAAGCTCTGGACGACTTGGCGTTCCTCAAGGGTGACCAGTGGGAACCGAACATCAGGCAGGCACGCAAGATGGACGGACGTCCTTGCCTGACCATCAACAAGCTGCCGACCACGCTGCATCAGGTCACGAACAGCCAGCGCCAGAACGTGCCATCCATCAAGGTCCACCCGACCAGCGAAGGTGCCAACCAGAAGATCGCCGAGGTGGTGCAGGGCGGCATCCGGCACATCGAATACAAGTCCAACGCTGACACGGCCAAGGACACGGCTGTCAACAGCGCAGCGGCCATCGGCATCGGCTACTTCCGCCTGGTCACGCAGTACTGCAAGGAAGATGGCTTCGACCAGGAGATTGCGTTCAAGCGCATCCGCAACACGTTCACCGTGTACGACGACCCTTCCATCGTGGAAGTGGACGGCTCCGACCGTGGCTGGTGCATCATCTCGAGCAAGATGCCGCGCACCGAGTTCAAGCTCCAGTTCCCTGACGCCGACCCGTGTGACTTCACCACCGTGCGTGGCCTGGGAGACCGTGGTCAGGACTGGATCACCACCGATCAGGTGCGTGTGGCCGAGTACTACCGCATCCATCAGGTGAAGGAGACGGTCGTGCTGCTGTCCAACGGCGAAAGCGGCTGGAAGAAGGACCTGCTCGAGATGCCCGAAGGTATCACCATCACCAAGGAACGCCAGAGCCTCCGGTCCACCGTCCAGTGGTTCA